CAACAAACAAATGCCCATTTTTCTATAGGTAATTTCAAATCTTTAATTTTTTGATTATCCCATTGGTCTGTCATTACATTATTTGGTGGGGATGGGTTGCTATCATATTTCCCTGCTACATATTTGGCAGAATTGGCACATACAACAATCGAATCAAAATGTTTAGAAATTGATGTTACAGGTAATATTTCAACTTGATTATTAATTTCAGGTACATTAAATCCAAAAGCTTCGGGAATCAAAAAAAGCTTCTTATTTGATTGTATTGGTTTTGGACATTTTTTTGGCGTTGGTGTAGGACCTGGACCTGGACCTGGACCTGGACCTGGACCTGGATCTGGACCTGGACCTGGACCTGGACCTGGTTGTGTACCACATGCAATATCTTCACAGCCGTGACAATGGTTATCTGTTTTACACCAACTTCCGGAACTGCATTGTGTTTGACATATAGAATCGTCATTATCGGATGTTGATTTGTGCATATCTAAGCGGGTTTCTACAATTTGCCCAACTCTTGAAGGTTCTGCATGAAATCCCTCTTTGTAATTTAAACAAAAATGACATACACAAAATATTAGTATTAATAGTAGTATTATACCAATGATATTATTCATTATATAAAAATACCAATATAAAAATATAAAAAGGTTTATATATAAATGAGTCAAAAAAGAGCCATTGTCTCTCTAACAACTGCTAAAGAATTTAGCAGTTTTGTAAGTCAACATAAATATGTTATAGTAAAAGTGACTGCGGATTGGTGCGGACCTTGTCAGCGGATAAAACCATTATGTATTAACCAAATACAGCAACTACCCATTGAAGTGGCTATAGTGATCGTAGATATTTCAAAACCAAATAGACTAAAAAATTTTCTTAAAATAGGATCCATTCCTTATATGATGAATATGGTGGATGGTTCTCCCATGGATGTTGTAAATACCTCTGAATATAATGCAATTGTCAAATTTTTTGCTAAAACAGCACAGCGTGTAACTGAAAAATAAAAAAAATCATATTTTTGTATATGGATGATCTAGATTTAAACATACAAAACTATGATTTAGAGGATATTTTGAATTTATTTAAGTTAAATTATCAATTTACGGAACAAAATTTAAAACAAGCATATAAAACCGTTCTTAAAACACATCCAGATAAATCAGGATTAGATAAAGAAGTATTTTTATTTTTTAAAAAAGCGTATGCTGTTCTTTCTAAGATTTATCATTTTAGAAATAGAAAAAAGGAATGCGCTCATGAACAAGATTATAGTGTAGATATAGATACTGAGAAGGCACTATTATTAAAAAAGCTTGATGGTAAGAGTGTGAAAGATTTTAATAAATGGTTTAATACAATGTTTGAAAAGACAAGAGTATCAGATAATGCAGTCGATAAGGGTTATGGAGATTGGTATAAAAATGGTGAAGTAGAAAATCAAAAACAAATAAGTTTGCAAGATATGGAAGGAGAATTTGAAAAGAGAAAAACTCAATGTAAAGCATTGGTTGTTAAGAAAGATTTAATGGAAATGGGTTCTAGTTCAGGATATACTTTGAGTAGAGAGGCTCCAGAGGAATATAGTTCTGAAGTATTTAGTAAGTTAAAATATGAAGATCTCAAAAAAGCACATACAGAAACAGTAGTTCCTGTAACAAGAGAGGATTTTGAAAAAACTAAAAAATTTAAGAGTGTGGAAAGCTATAAAAGACATAGATCCGAGCAATTAAGTGCACCACCGTCTTTGCAACAAAGTCGAGCTTTTCTTAAGAAAAAAGAAAGCCATTCAAATGAAACAGAAACGCGTCGAATATACTCAATATTAAAACGCGATGAGGAAGTTGAACGCAGTAACACAAAATGGTGGGGACATTTAAGACGCTTGGATAATTAAATATATATAAAATAAATAAATTTATATATATATAGATGTTCCGATACATATCAGTTATTATTATTTTAACAGTTCTAGGTGTTCTTTATGAGAAATACAAATTAAAATTCATGCCGGATGAAGAGTTAGAAAAATATGATCTTATTAGAAAGTATTTATTAAATGGAGACGAAGATTTAGGTGGTAAGCCTATTTTGTGGATTCATACAACTCATGAGGTAAATGCTCGTAATTGGCAATCTTTCTTTTCAAGAAATACTACTAAGCTTAATCAGCCATATATTTTATCCTGTTTAGAAACTATTGTTAAATCATGCGGAGAATCGTTTAATATTTGTTTAATTGACGACAACTCTTTTTCAAAACTATTGCCAAAATGGGAAATTCAAGTAAGAAATTTGGCAAACCCAATCCGACCTCACATTAGAGCTTTGGCAATGGCTAATTTATTACATTCATATGGTGGGATGCAAATACCCGATAGTACGATTGTATTGAAAGATTTAAAACCAATGTATGATAAATATTTATCCAACCGATGTTGTTTTGTAGGAGAGACGCTTAGTAGAAATATAACAGCTACCGATACATCTTTATTCCCTAATATTAAGATCATAGGATGTAAAAAAAATAGTCCTGTAATGTCCAAATATATAGGAAAATTAGAATTATTAAATAGTAGAGACTATACTAATGAAATGGATTTCTTAGGTGAAATGGCAAGAGAACTATACAGTTATATTATATCCGGTCAAATGAATAAGATAAGCGGATGCGTATTTGGAGCAAAGGATCATTATAATAATGATGTTACAATAGATCGCTTATTGGGAAATACTTTTATTGATTTTAGTCCTAAACTTTGCGCAATTTACTTACCAAGTAAAGAGATTTTAACCCGTACCAAATTTGGATGGTTCTCCAGATTATCACAAGAACAACTTAAAACCTGTGATACGATTGCGACAAAATGGTTGGTTATTGCTCAGAATCAAAAAATATAGAATAAGAAATATCATATGTTGACTTATCATATTTGATTGTAGATGTAAATGGAATATGATGATACTTGCAAATTTGTCTTAATATTGTTATAAAATTTTTATATGTCATCTTTCTAGTTACATAATTTTGTTTTGATGGAAAATAATGATTTTTAATTTTATCTAGAAATGGAATGACGGTTTCATTATATTGTGCAGATTTAAATAATACCTTAGTAAAAATATAATAATTAGTTTTTTTAGTTGCATTAGCCTCTAAAAATGCATAGAAAATCTCTTTTGGAATGGATGTTTTAAATATTTGACTTGACATATATAAAACATGAATTATAAAAATTTTTTCATTATATGCTTTTAACTAGATCATATGTAAAAAAAACCAATTCAATTTCATCTTCATGTAAAGTATGAAATAAACATATATATGAACAAATAATTGTTATACATTTATATTTTGATTCTTCATCTAATAAATGGGTTATTTTAATAAATTGGAAATAACAATCTAAAATATCCATTACTGAATAACCTTTATCAAAAATTCCATTTATTATTTTAAGTGCGTCTTTTAGATTTTTATTTGTATACCATTCTTTTGTAAATTTTTCGAACTCAAAATAACTAATATTAGTACAAATATGCTTTGCTTTTTCTAAAGTAATTTTTTCATCTAGTAGATTGAATTTCTCCATATAATTTACCAGTAACCTAATAGAATTATTGCATATATTTAGTACAAATTCCTGTGCTTTTTTTGTTATCTTAATTTTTTCCTTATTTTTAATATTTGACAAAATTTCAGCAAGCAACTTTATTTCTACAGATTTAATTTTTATTAAATTGCATCGCGATTGTAAACTTTCAACTACTTTTTGTGTGTTTGCACAAGAGGATATAAAATTCACATTATGGCTAAATTTATCAATACAATTGCGAAAGACTTGTTGACTTTGTTCATTTATACTATCAATATCATCCAAAACAATAAATTTTTTTTTCCCTGATATACTTGAAGGTGTTTTGCAAAATGTTTTAACCTCCGTTCTATAATAGGATATTCCCTGCTCCTGTAAATTATTAATATAAAGTACATTATCAGTTGGAATATAATCTATGTCATAATATTCTCTAATAGTCGCATCTAATAGAGATGTTTTGCCACAACTAGAATCTCCTATCAAAAGAATATTTAGACTATCCATTTGAACTAATGTACTTAATAAATTTATATACTCTGGATCTATAACGAAATCCTTATATCTTTTAGGCTTATACTTCTTTAGGAATGGTTCGTTCATATGAAAGAAAATATTAATTTATATTTAAGTTGTACTTATCGGAGAGATTTAATCTTTGATTAATATATAACATGGGAGGAATGTTCAGTTCAGCAAAAGAAGAAGCCAAAAAGGCAAGTCATGAGACCGCCACTGGAATAACCGATGCCAAAGAAAAAACGGAAAGCATGTTAAATGGCGGTCGCAGAAGACGTCGCGCGGGTGGTAAAACTAGACGTAAGACAGGTGGTAAAAAAAGAGGTCGTCGCAGACATCCTCATAAAGGTCAGCGTTCCAGAACAAGAAAAGGGCGTAAAGATTTTGTAACACACAAGGGCGATAAAACATATAATAGAAGAGGTCATAGACAATACAGAAAACGCAGACCGTACACTAAACGTAGACGCTAATTATATATTAATTTATTTTAGTTAATATATATATACATAAATGACAATCAAAAGCAAACGGCGATATAGAGGGGGAAGTAAATCTTCTCCACATACACCAGCTGATTTACCAGAATGTACAGGAGAATATCGCGGACATCCGGAACCTACGAATGCACCTTGCAAATCTACACCTGGTATAGGAGATCCGTTTGTAGCAGCTCATGATATAGGAGCCGTTACACAATGGACGGGAGATCATGTTTCTGGCATTATTAAGTGGGCAGGAGATAAAATTGGTAATATGACACCAGCTCCTAAACCAACAATAGTACAGAAGGGTCAAGACGGCGGTGCCCGGAGGAGAGTAAATAAAAATAAAAAACATACAAAGCGTAAAAGACGCAAAAGGCTGAAAAAACACAAAAGATATAAAAAGCCAAAAGGAGCGAGCGCTGATATAACCCCGGTATCTCGCGAATGGATGGTTAGAAATAATCTAGCACAAATTAATAGTTTTGCAAATGACCCTACTATACCAGACAAAGGTGATAAGTTTTTAAAACTAGTCAATGAAATGAAAAACTCAGGATTAACAGATGGTTATTTTATTATTGATTATAACTCTAGTCGTTCTCCAGGTCGCTATGGAAGATATTTGATTTCTTTTGATGAAGAACAAGATAATGATTTGCTACCAGATGCTACAATTTATACAGGTGGGTATGCATACGATATTTCAGATGCCGAACTTAGAAGGATGCGTCGGGAAAATGAAGCGCGGGCCGCAGCACGTGAGCTGGAAAGGGAAAGAATCAGAATGCGCAACGAAGAATTAGCACGTCAGAGAGATATAGAGAGAGTTGAAGCCATGACATTGGGGATTACGGTAGATCAACTAAGAACCAGACGACGCATGGAAGAGATCGAGAGATCAGAACAACGAGCGCGAGCAAGAGAACAAAGACAAAGAGAGCATTATTTTGCTAATTTACCTGAAAATGAAAATGTTGTTGTATTTGAAAATCCTGATGGCGATATAAATCTTGGAACGATATCAGAGAGACCGGTAACACAACCATCGTTATATCAAAGAATAAGAACTACTATGAATAGAATGCGAAGAAATCGAGTGAGACCCAATAATGTTGCAAGGGGTCATGGTAAA